ATCGTATGGACCGCCTGATCGCGAACCGATCCTCACGGAGAGAACCGAGGGAGCCGCGATCGTGGCTGTCCTTGAGTCTGCTGTGGAGAACCTCGATCGACTGCGCCTCTACGTTGAGCAGCGGGGTGGTCAATGACCCGCCGCCTGCGATCCGTCCGCACGGAGCGGCGCACGTCGGATGAGGCGCGGCTGCGGGCGCATCTGCTCGCGCTGGCGGCCTGGGAGGCGGCCTGGGACTGGTGTGGGCGGTGGCGCCCGACTGCCGTAATCGCCCCTGGCGAGGCGGTGCGGTGCCGCACCCGGTTGATGCGGCGCGCGGCGGCTGCCACCGACGAGGCGCGCGGCCGGGCTGCCGAGCGCGCCTTCATCGCCGCCGACCTGCGCGTGTGGGCCGAGCAGGGTGGCGACCCGTGGATGGTCCACGTCGCCGATGAGGTAGCGGCTGGCCGGCGGCCGGAGACGGACAACAACGATGGCGTCGAGGGGCGCGAGGGGGTGACGTGATGTGTACCGATGGATGGTATCTGGGCAAGGCTGACGGCGAGTGCGAGGACTGCGGCGAGCCCACGGTGGATGGGGCCGCGCAGTCGGGGTGCCACTGGTCAGGGGTGGTGTGCGAGACGTGCGGGGCGGCTCCGTGCGATGAAAGCTGCTGATGCGGGCTGACACCGCCCGAAACCCGCCCCGGACCTCTCCGGGCGGCAACAACGACGACGGCGCCGAGGGGCGCGAGGGAGTGACGTGATGGGTGACGAACGGATCGAACGACTGGAGGCCGAGAACAACGGCCTGAAAGAGCTTGTGGCGTACCTTCAAGCCGAGCGCAGCGCAGCGCAGGCCGAGCTTGACGCGCTGGCCTCCCAGGTGACCCAACTCCAGTCCGACCGGACATCGCTGGCCAGCATGTGGATCATGACGCTGCCGACCGGCCCGCTGGAACAGGTGCTGCCGCCGGACCCTGACGCCATGCGCCTGCTCGGGGGCGGCTTGCTTGACGTGACCGGCGACGACATGGACACGCCGGGGCTCATCGTCTACATGCGCGGCCTGCTCGCCCGGATGCTGAGCGACGCCAAGGCTGACACCGCCCGAAACCCGCCCCGGACCCTACCGGGGTAGGATGCCCCACAGGCTCCGCTCTACGCGCTCCACCGGAGCCGGCGGCGCCGTGGGGGGCAGATGCACGATGCGGAGCGCGAGCGGTTGACCACGATCCTCGGCCTCGACGTGCGGGCGTCGTCGCTCCGGGCCGACAACGCCGAGACAGCCGAAAGCGCCGCAGACTGGCGGCTTCACGCTGCTGTCTCGGCGCTTCTGCTCGCGATGCTGGTGACCGGCCGGGGCGTCGCCTCCGCTGCCGTGTGGCTGGCGTGGCGCGGCGGGGTGCTTTGGGGCAGGGCCACGCGCTGAGCTACCAGTCCAGCGGCTTCCCGTTCCACTTGATGCACCGGGCGCGCATGAGCGTCACGAGCGCGTCCACCGCGGGCTGCCCACCGGCCGCGAGCGCCTTCGCCTCGGCGCGCGCCCATGCGGGGGCTGCCGCGCTGGCGTTGAGGGCGGCCAGCATGGCGGCTTCGCCGGTCAGGGCAGCCCCGGTGATGCTGGCCCACTCGGCGCTGCTGACGTGCTCGCCGATGCCGGTGCTTTCGCCCCAACCGGTCGGGTTGCCGGGGATGGAGCGCGACCAGACGAGGTCGAAGCGGCGGGCGGCGGGGAGGGCGAGCGGGTTGATGCAGACGGGCGGGCTCCAGCACGAATCAGGACGGCACATCGGAAGCCTCCAGAGCGGCGAGCATGGCCCGGAGCGCGGCGATCAGCGGGGCGCGGTCACCGTGGGCGATGAAGTCGTCGTCAACAAGGCCGCCCGCGTCGATGAAGACGAAGGCTGCCGCGCGGAGGCGGTCGGGGTCGATGTTCCCGGCGTTGGTCTGGGCGTCGGCGCCGAACTCCGCGCAGGCCGCGGCCCAAGACGGGTCGTCGGGGGTGAGGTCGTCGGGGGCGTGGTCGCTGTCGAGGATGGGGGCGTGCATGGTCAGGCTCCGGTCAAGCGGCCGGGGAGCGACGGCCGGGTGTCGGGCGGCTCCGCGGGCGCGGGGGGTGGCGTCGGGGCTGGCCCCAAGAGGGCGAGCAGGGCCGCTAGGTGCGCCGCGAGGATGGCGCGCTGCATCGGGGTCAGCAGCGGGGCCTCGGCGGGGGCGACGATGGGCGAGGGCTCGCGGTGGTGGGCGATCGACAGGGCGGGTGGGCTCATCGGCTGCGCTCCAGGAGGGTGGCCTGCATCGCCGCGACCATCTCGCGCATGGCCCGGTCGCGCTCTGCGGCGGCCCGGTCGCGCTCCGCAGCCACGCGCATGTCGCCGCGAAGCTCAGCGACGACACCCTCCAGCGCGGCGATCCGCACGTCGGCGGCGGTCAGGCGCGACTCCACCGCCCCGACCACCCATCGGGCGAGCAGGCCGAGGGCGCCCACGAGGCCGCCGCCGCCGAGCAGGGAGCCGGCGCCCGCGGCGAGCAGGTCGGGCGGGACGTCGGCGGCGATGGCGGGGGCTGCGGCTTGGGCGAGGTAGAGGGGGAAGGGCATGGGTCAGCTTATCCCGCGGCGAGGAGGTAGAGCGTCCCGGCGACCTGGCGAGCGGTCCAATCCCACGCCTGCGGCACCCACAGCGCGCGCCTTCCGACGGCCACGCCACCGTCAGCGGCGGGTCCGGGGATGGCGATGCTGGTGACGCTGACGAGGTCGCCGCAGGCCCAGCCCATCGCCTCGCCGCCGAGCACGACTTCGACCGCCTCGCATTGGCGGCCCCACCACGGAGACACCCGGCGGCGGAAGTCGTCGACGTGCTCATCCATCTCGGCGGTGGGGATGAGCCACGCGATGCTCGCGACTTCGCCGGGGTAGCTGAGCTGCACCACGGAGTTGCCCACCGGCTGCGTCGTCGGCGTGAGGCTCGCCCGCATCGGGTCGGTCGCGAAGCCATAGGCCACTTCGCCGTCGGGGATGAGGATGCGCGGCGTCGCTTGCCACAGCGATGGGGCCTGGTACTCGGGGACGCAGTCGGGCGCCCGGCTGGTGTGCGCGCCGACTTCGAGGATGAGCGCGTCGGTCACGTCGCCCACGTAGAGCGCGGCCCAGGCGGCGGCATCGTGCGGGTCCACAGCGGCCCGGACGGTGAGCATGCCCTGCCGCTGGCACAGCCACAGGCCCAGGTACGCGGCCCACGCGAGCAGGTCGCCGCCCTCGGGCTCGCGCTGCGGCGCGGTGGTGCCGAAGGTGTAGCGGTCCGTGACCCCGACCGCCCCGACGCAGGACGCGAGCGCGGCGGCGTCCACGGTGTCGATGAGGCCCGCGGGGATGGCGAGGCCGTCGGGGAGCACGTCATAGGCGCCGCCGGTGCCGGCCCCGGAGCTGATGAGCACGCGCAGCAGGACATCGAGCGGCGACCCGGCCACGAGCGGCCCGTAGCTGATGACGGTGCCGGGCGGGGCGGCGGTGGGTTCCTCGCCGACCCATTGAAGCATCGTCACCCCGCTGAGAAGGCTGACGCTGTGCGTATTCGCGGCGAGGTAGTAGCCTGCGCCGATGTCCACGTGGATGAGCACCCACGGCCCACCGGGGCCCGCGCAGAACGGCGTCGACGGGATGGCCGTGTGGAGGGTGGTGTCGCCGGGGGTGTAGGTGCTGGTCACCGTGCTCTCGCCGGTGAAGCCGTCCCAAAGCCCCGGCCGCCACCCGGTCGCCGCGTACCTGCTCTGCGCCCACGTCTCGGCGCCGTCGATGACCAGCTCCAGTCGGCCCGGCTCCGTGGTCACGCTCTCGCGCAACCGGCCCGCAAAGACGCGCTCGACCCCCGCCACCGTCTCGACCTGTAGCTGCACAGTCGCGCCCGGAGCGACCCCGCGCACCGCCGCCAGCCGGAGCGGAGTGCCGCGGAGCGCGACCCGGAGCTGCGGCGCCGACGTCTGCCAGTCGCGCAGGCGCAGCCCGCCGCCGCTGACCACCACTGGCGCCTCGAGCTCATCGTCGCCGATGGTCACGATGGGTGCGCCAAGCGGCCCGAGCAGAACCTTCAGCGAGGCGTACCCCTGCGCCAGCGAGGCGGCCCAGCCGCCCGCCCACGTCACGCCGGCCCCCAGGGGATCGAGGTGCGCGACGGCCGCCACCCGGTCGGGCGCGACGGCCCGCTGAGTGCGGCGCGCTGGGCGCCCTGCTCGGCTCCGGCTTCGGCCAAGGCCTGCTCGGCGGCTACGTCCTGCACAAGCTCCATCGTCACCCGGTACACGAGGCCGTCCGCGTCCGCCACCATGAGCAGGTCGCGAGCGTCCGGGGCGAGCCGGAGGGCCGGGTAGGTCAGGCGCTCTCGGATGAGCACCGGCCCGACGAAGGGGCCGAGCACGCCGTCAACGAGCGAGTAGAGCGGGGCCGCGGAGCTCGCCAGCCGCCCCTCCTCGCGGCGCAGCACGCCCCCGAGGTCGCGCAGCACGACCCGGCCGCCGGCCACCATCGTCCCGGCGACACCGGCGGGGAGCGTCTGCACGGCGGCAAAGCCCGTGTCGCCTGCGGTCCCGAGGTAGCCCGTGGCCTGCCCGGCCCAGGCCTGCGCCGCGATGGCCGCGAAGCCCACAGCCTCGCCCCGCAGCAGGTGGTCGGCGAGGCTGTGCAGCCGGTCGCGCACCGTGCGCTCGGTGGCGTCGCCGGTCGGGTCGAGCGCGGCGCCGAGCGTGATGCTCACCCGGTCGGCCTGCCCGAGCGTGCTGTGCCGCACGGTGCCGCCGATGGACTGCGAGGCCGTGCCCTGGCGCTCCGGGGTGGGCTGACAGCGAGCCACGCGCACCGCCACGGACACCAGGGGCGCGCCGACAGCGGGCGTCCACCACAGCAAGCCGGCGCTCACCGGGCCCCCGTGAGGCGGCCGTAGGGGCCGGTGTCGAGGTCGATGGCGCGCTGCATGCCCACTCCCGAGCCGCGCACCGTGAGGGCGACGGACACCGCCCGGCTATCCGGTCGGCGCGTCCGCGGCTGGGCGCCGATGCCGGCGGCAAGGTCCGACTCGGCGGCGCTGCGGGAGCGGTTCGCCTCTTCGTTGCGGTCGGCGGCCCGGCCAGCGAGGCCGCCAGCTACCGCGCCGATGCCTGCCCCGATGAGGGCGCCGACGGGCCCGCCGAAGATGGCCCCGGTTGCCGCGCCTGCTGCCGCACCGCCCAGGGCGCCGCCGACCATTTGGTTGGGGTCGTCGTTGTTGCCGCGGAAGGCGTCTCGGATGGCCTGGCCGATGGCGGCGGGGAGGTCGAGCAGCGCGTCAGCGACCCCCTCGGCCAGCGCGATGGCGAGGTCGGGGAGGATGTCGAGGATGAGGCCCGGCAGGATGCGGAGCCCCTCGCCCACGGCCCGCGCGAAGGTCTCGCCGCGGGTCCGCAGCTCCTCCTCGCCAAGCTCGCCCAGCGTTGCCAAGATGCCGAGGGCCTCGCCCGCGATGGCGATGGACGGGACGCCCGTGGCTGCGCCCACCGCCCCGACGACGTTCCCCTGCTGCAACTGCTGCGAGGCGGCGCCGATGCGCGCCACCACCTGCCCCGGCCGCGCGGCCTGCGCTTCGTACTCGGCGCGGCGCCGGCTGTCGGAGGCGGCGATGTCCGCGTTGGTGAGCGCCACGGACTCGGCGACCGCGGCGGCCCGGTCGCGCTCCTCGGCGGCGTCAAGCTCGACCCGCGCCTGCGCTGCGATGGCGGCCCCGGCCTCGCCCGCGGCCTGCGCCACGCCGTAGAGCTCGAAACGGAGCCGCTGGTAGCGGGTCGCGATCTCATCGAGGGGCGCGGCGGTCGAGTCGCGGAGGTCCGCCACCTGCGCCACGAGGGCGGCGATGGCCTGCGCGGTGGCGTCGGCCTCGGCCTTGATGGCGTCGGCGGCTGCGGCGGCGGGCGAGCCCGCGGCGTCGGCGGCCTCGGCGGCGCGCTGTGCCTTGCGGCCCGCCAAGAGCTTGTCTGCGTCGGCGTAGGCCTCGGCCAGCCCGTCCACCTCGCCCGCGAGCAGCCGGTAGCCGGTGCCCACGTCGGCGGCGACGTTGCGAACCGCGCCCGCGACGGCGTTCCCGGCCTCTCCGCGAAGCATGGCGATGTCGTCAGCGAGGTCCATCACAGCGTTCTGCGCGCTGATGAAGGGCGCCCTCACCGCTTGCGGGACGCCGGTGGCCTCCATGATGCTGTTCAGCGCCGTCAGGTACTTCTCGACCGCCAGCGTTGCAAGCTCAAAGGGCCACGTCAAGCCCAACCCAACGGCCTGCCCAAAGCTATCCGTAACGTAATCCGCGAACGCCCCAGCGCCCGCCAGCATACCATCGAAGCTCTTAGCCGCGAGAAGCCCGACCGCGAGCAGGTCGCGCGCGAGCTCCTCCAGCGCCGGTGCGGCGGCGCCAGCGAGCACGCCCGCCATCGCCGTCCCGGCCAGCGACACGTCGCCGAGGGCGTCGGCGGCGCGCTCAGCCCCGGCGATGCTGGCCTCTGGCACAAGCTCCACGCCGCTCAGCTTGGCGAGGTCGCGCAGCTCATCAGCCATCCCGGCGATGTGGAAGACGGCGGCCACGCTCGCGGCGCCGACCGCGGCGAAGCTCGCAGCGACGCCAGCCCCAGCCCCGACCACGGCGCCGGCCGGGGTGAGCAGCACTTCGAGGCTGCCCACAAGGTCGCCCGCCGCGGAGGCTGCAGCCTCAGCCTCGGGGCTGATGACGCCGAGGGCGCCAGCCAGGGTCTTGAGCGCGGTGTCGGCCTTCCCGGCGACATCGGCGGCCTTCTCGGTGATCTCCGAAAAGTTCCGCACGCCAGTCCCGTCAACCTTGCCCAGGATCTGATCGAAGAACCCCGACAGGACGCCCCCGCCGATGGCCGTCTCCCGCGTGCCGCGCGCGCCAAAGGCCTGGTTTGGGTTCACGCCACGCGCTGCAAGCTGGGCCGCGCGCTTCTCAGCGTCCGCCAGCACGTTCGTGACGCGCTCCTCCAGCACGAGCGAGGCGTCCTCATCGAGCTTGCCGAGGGCCTCCAGCTCGGCCCGCAGCTTGCGGATGTTCGCCACCTCGAGCTGAGCGTTGCCTTGGATTGTGCCCATCGACTGCCGGGTCAGGGCGTCCCGCTGCTTTTGCAGGTCGCGCTCAGCCTTGGCGACGGCCGAGGCTTCGGCCTTCTGCGCCTTCGCGACCGCGGCGGCCTCGGCCTTGCGCTCCGCGGCGGCCTTCTTCTCGGCCTCGCGCTGAACCTTGAGCGCGTCGGCCTCGGCCTTGCGGGCCGCCACCTGCGCCGGGTCGCGCGCCGCGCTGCCTGCGCCGATGACCGCGCTTGCCGAAGTGCCGCTGATGGCGCCCTGCACAGTCGCCCGGCCCGACCCGGCCAGCGACCCCGCGGCCTTGGCCTGCGCCTCGGAGAGCGCGGTGATGGCGGCGGCGGCGGCCTGCGCCTCTTTGGCAACGCTCCGCAAGACCTCGGGGCTCTTGCCCGCGAGGATGCTGAGCTGGTAGGTGACGCGACGGTCGGCCATGCGCTACCCTACCACGGGCCGGCCGAGCGCGGCGGCCTGCTGCGTCAGGGCATGGGCCCAGGCGGCCCGCGCCCAGCTCCGGGCCTCGGGGCCGAGGGCCTGGTACGCCTCATCCTCCAGCCACGGCTCCGTGCTCGCGCTCGGAAGCGGCGGCAGCGCGTCGCCCTCCCCGCGCACCGGCAGCCAATCCCGAACGACGGCGGCGGCATCGAGCGCCGGAGCTAGCGCCGCGCGCCACAGGGCGGCCACGTCGGCGGCGGTGAGGCTGCCCACCCACAGGTCGCCGTCGCCGCCGGCCAGCGCGGTGGCCTTGCACGGCATCCACGTGGCCTCGGTGATCCGCCAGCCGATGAAAGCGGCCACGTCGCCCATGAGCAGCAGCCAATCGGGGCGCTTCTGCTCGCCGTCCTCGCCATCCCTCCACGGCGCGAGCGCCGCGCCCAGGCACCGCAGCCGCACCTCGGGGTGCTTCGCGAGCCGGGGCCAGTGAGCGAGCCGGACGCCCACCCACCCAAGGCAGGTTGGGACCGGGACGCAGTCGGGCGGCGGCGCGACGTGCCCGGCGAGGGCGATGAGGCGCGAGGCGAGGGCGCGGGTCTGGAGCGCCTGCGTCACGGCGTAGATGAGGATCTCTTCGTGGCCGCTGGCGAGTTCCACCGGCAGCCACGGCAGCGGCTGGTCGGGGTGGCACACGTCGCGGCGCATCCGGCAGGGGATCGGCTCGCCGATGGGGGTCAGGTCGTCTTCACCCTCAGCCCTGCCCCACCACCCGACCACGAGCGACAGGCAGAAGGCGAGCAGAACCGCGGCCCCGTCGTCGTCAAGTGGCTGCCCGAGGGCCTCGATGAGCCCCCGATGCTTGTCCTCTTCCTCTGCGGTGGGCGCCCGCCACCACAGCGCGGTGACGCCCGGCAGCAGGCCTCCGGTGAGCGGGGCTTGCGAGAGGGCGCGGGCGATGACGGCGGCGCCGGGCTGCATCAGGCCATCGTCCCGTTGGTGGTGACGGCGGCCGAGGCAGCGTTGACCACCACGATCTTGGCGCCGTAGTCGGCGGTTTCGAGGGCCTGCGCCCTGAACTCCAGCGTCTCCACGAGGGCCCCGCCAGAGCTCTGCGGCCCGCTGTAGCTGACGGGTACGGCGTTCTCAAGGTAGATGGTCAGGGTCGCGGAGCCCGCGGTGAACTGCAGGCTCAGGTCGCCCGCCGTGCCAGCCATGAGGGCCGCGCGCAGGGTGTTGGTGTCAGCCTCATCGGCGGCGCGGGTGACGGTGAGCGACACGGCGATGGGTCCGCTCAGCACGCCCTCGCCGGGGATGGCGCTGCCGAAGTCGGCGGCCCGGTCGAGGGGCCGGGTGATGCTGAGCGAGGCGGTGCGCGCAGCGATGCTGTTGCCGCCCCAGCTCAGCACACCAGACAGCGAGCCAAGAACGGGCTTGGCTGCGACCATAGTAGCGGCGGCGGGCGTCTCGGTGGAGGCTACGCCAAGTTGGAAGACCGAAGAGCGGACAGCGGCGGCCCCCGTGACGTTGAGGGTCGCGTAAGCGACGGCGTCCGCGCCAAAGTCGATGCTCATGCTGTCGACCTGCAGGCACCGCCACTCATCCTGCAGCCCGGTCGCATCGGCCGCGGTGAAGCGCATGAAGGCCGACCGCCACGGGCTGTTGATGCCGATGGGGTAGGTGTGCGTGTAGGGGCCCGAGCCGGTGCTGGAGGGGGTGCCGCCGAGAGCCCAGGCGAGCACCGCGCCGGACTCCACGAAGGTGATCGGGAGCCGGATGGCGCCGGCCGCGCTGTTGGAGGCCACGAAGCGCGCGCCCTCCACGCCGGAGCCCGACCCGGCGAGATCATCGATCAGCAGGCTGTTTGCGGCCTCGGTGATGCTGATCTCGGCGATGCGGTTCCACTGGATCGTGTCGCCCGAGGCTGGGAGGTCGCCGTAGGTGCTGACGGACGTGCCGTTGGTGACGAGGCCGAAGCTGCCGGCGTAGATGGAGCGGGAGAGGATGCGAGCCATATCAGACCTCCAGCGGCGCGAGCGCCGCGACAATTGCGGTGTAGACCACCTGGCGCGAAGGGAGAGCCCCCGACGCGGGGCCTCGCAGGTAGACCGTGATCCTGAGCACCGCGCTTGCGGCCTCATCCGGCCCGAGCAGCGCGAGCACGCCCACCCCGCGGGTGGGGCTGGCGATGAGGCGGACATCGGTGCTCAGCGCCCAGCCGGCGGGCGTGGTCGGCACGCTCTCGCCGGTGCCGGCGGCGACGGCCACGGTCACGCCCTCCACGTCTTCAAGCTCCCGGCCGCCCTGAATGGGCCGCTCAGCGAGGGCCACGAGGACCGGCAGCAGGACCGCGAGCTTCTCGCCGACGATGGCGCCGACGCGCGCGCCGGGCTCCGCGCCGGTCGCGGTCTTCACCGGCGCCACGGCATCAAGCACGACCACGGGGATCGCGGTGTCGAGGCCCGCCTGGCCGGTCACAGTGGTGTCGCCGGTCACGGTGGTGGAGGGGCCGCTGGCCACGGTCGAGGCGGCGCCCACGTACAGGTAGACCACGCGGGTGACGCCCGCGCTGGAGGCCGGGAGCGCGATCTTGACGTCGGCCTTGACGCCCGCCGTCCATTCGAGGCACTGATGGGCGAGCGTGACGCCCGAGGCATCGCAGCACAGCAGGTCGTAGCCGTTGGCCTGCGCGGCGGCCCACCAGTCGGTCGCCTCCGGGCCGACCTTGACGCGGATCGGCTTGGTGCCGTCGTGCACGTAGCTGACGGCGATCCGGGCACGGCGGGAGGATGCGGCGGGCCAGCTCATGTCACACCAACAGGGAGAGGGTGAGGGTGCAAAAGCACGTCACAGTGCGGGCTTGGCGATCGTGATGCACCCCGCCGCCGCTCAGCACCGCCTCATTGGTCGCGGCCCCGAGGAGCTCCCGGTAGACCGCCGAGGCCAGCGTGCTCAGCACCTCGGCGCCCACGAGCAGGGCGTCCGCGGGCGTCGCCACCGGCAGCACGATGGCGACCTGGTAGGTGCTGCGGACCGTCACCATGATGCCCTCGGCGCTCGCGTCCACGGAGGCCGGCAGCACGTAGGCCATCGGGGCCCCGCCCTGCGGCTGCGGATCGGTCGGGCCGAGCAGGGTGACCCGGCCAGCGAGAGCCACGGAGCCGCCGGGGAGCGCGGTGTCCGTGAAGGTCAGGCCCTCCAGATAGGTCTTCAGAGCGGTGATCTGCGTGCGGCTCATGCAGCCTCCCGGAACCACGTATCCATCGGGAGCCGCTGCGGCACCACGCGCACCACGTCGCCGACGGCGTCGCCAAGGTACCGCTTGGCGGGGATGCTCACCGGGCCGGGGTGGAGCACGAAAAGCAGCCCCTGCCCGTCCGCCCCGAACACCAGCCAACCGCCCCCGCGCCTCGGCACGAAGCGGGGCCGCTGTAGCTGCCGGATCGAGGTGAGCCCGCCCCGGATGGCCGCATCGGTGGGGATGGCGAGGTAGCGCGCCCGCACCGGCCGGATGGTCGCGCCAAGCTCTTGGGCCCTCGCGTAGGCCGCCGCTGGCGTGCCCGGCTCACCTGCCGTCCACACGACCGCCACGGCCTCGGGGCCCGCGGCTGAGCGCGCCCGCACGCTCGCGCCCAAGGTGCCGCGGCCGGACCGGGGGCCGTAGACGCGCGCCGCGGCATTGGCGACCGCGAGCCCGCGCCCCTCCTCGGCGAGCTCTTCGCCGACGACGCCCAGGGCCGCGAGCATCCGGGCCGGCGCAGCGGCAAGCTCAGCGGCAAGCTCGGCGAAGGTCAAGCGGACCCCGCAGGCCGCCGCACCGCACGCGAGGGCGGCACGGTGTAGCGGTCGAGGATGGCGAGCACGTCGGGCGGCCACTCCTCGGGGCGGTAGGACGTGGAGGCCATCCCCTGCGCGCTGACAGAGGCCTGCCCGCGGCGGGTGTCGAGCGCGAGCGACCACCGCACAAGCTGCGCGACGGCGCCCTGCAGGTCTTCCGGCACCGTGCTCCAGCCCGCCGTCATCGTCACCCGCAGTTCTTCGCCGGTCGGCTCGCCCTGCAGCCACCGCAGCGCAGGCCGGGCCGGGTCCGAGGTGTCCAGCCGGTAGTCGGTCCCGCTGGTGAGCACGTCGTAGTCGGTGCCCGAGGTGCCGCCCACGTCCGACCCGCTCCGCACGTCCGACACCGCCGAGACGGGGCACAGCGGGAGGGTGAGCCGCCGGTCATCCCGCAGCGCGTAGTCGTCGCCGAGGAGCATGGTGTGCGCGGTCGAGGCGAGAGTGAGGTTCCCCGCGTCGTTCTCCCGCCAGCCGATGAAGCGCATCACGGCGGCGCTTAGGTCGAGCAGGCGCGCGTCGATCCGGGTGTTCGTCTCCGAGTCGGGGGACGTTCCGGGGTCGTAGCCGGCGAGGTACGCGGTCCGGGTGATGATCGCGGTGGTCGCCATCAGGTGTTCCGGTCGGGGCTCTGCGCCCCCGCGGTGCCGGGCTCGGCCAGCATCCCCTCGAGGGCGGCCACAAGCTGCCGGGCCTCCCGCAGCAGGGCGCGTGCCTCCGCGCGCGACACGTGCCGCCCGAGCTCGCCCAACGGCGACAGGGCGGCGACCACGGCGCGCATGGTGCCATAGGCGGCGCCGGCCAGCGGCAGCGCGCGCTCAGGCTCGGGCGCGCTCCACGCGCCGTCAGGGGTGCGGGTGCGGGTCATGGCGTCCCCAGGCCGGCGAGCAGGCCGGCGGTGATGGCGTCGGCGAGCAGGTCGAGCCCGCCGTCGCTCAGGTGCGGCCAGTGTGCGGGCTGGTCGATGAAGGCAGCCTCCAGCACGATGGCGTGGACGGCTACCGGCGACCCCTCACCCGCAGCCCAGGCGGCCCGGATGAGGCCGTCGGCGCGCGGGAAGTCGGCCACGATGCTCGGCCCGTGCCGGCGGGTGATGCCGGAAAGCGTGGACAGGTGGCTCTCGATGGCCATCGCCCACAGCCCGGTGTGCCGCTCGCCGGGGTGGTAAATCGCGGCGGTGTAGGTGCCGCGGCCCGCGTTGAAGTGCAGGTGGAGCGCGAGCACGGAGCCGAAGCCGCGGGCCTTCGCTTCCGCCACCGCCCTCCGACACCGCACCCGGTAGCTCCGGCCGGGGTCGGCGTCGGGGCTGGGCGCCGCTGCGTCGAAGATGGCGGCGGCCACGCCAGCGGCCACGAGGCGAGCGGCGAGGCGCGGGGCGAGGGTCCGCACGCGGTCCTCCTCGATGTACGTCTCGGCGCGGCCCTCGGAGTCGCGCCCGATGCACGAAGCGCCGGGGTCATGGACGGCGCGGCCCTCCTTGGTGACGCGGGCGCCGTGGCCTGGGATGAGGGCGACGAAGGGACGCATCAGCCCTCCAGCGGGCGCAGCATGGCGGCCCGGAGCGTGGCGAGGATCGCGGGCCAGCGGCCCACCGCGAGCAGGCGGACACGGGGCGCGGTCACGGCAGCACCAGGGAGCCGTCGGCGACGGCGGCTTGCAGCGCCAGCCCGATCGGCCGGGCGATGGCGCGGCTGTCGGCGGCGCTCGGGGTGGTGGCGCTGTCGGTCGTCGCGTCGATGAGGGCCGACGCCTCGGCGTGCGTCATCCGAATGACGACGGAGACGCGCCCACCGGGCGGCGGGTCGGATTGTTCCCACTCAAAGGCGGCAAGCATTAGAGGCTCCCTTGGGGCTTGCGGAGGAGGCGCAGACCGACCACGCGGACAAACGAGCCGGAGGTAGCTGTTCCATCGTGGTATAGCCACCACTTCGTGCGCGCCGAAACGGACGTGCCGAACCAAGCGGCGGACGTTGGGTTCTCGGCGCCCACCGCCGACATCGACGACGACGCACCCTGAGCGCGCACCCGGAGGCCGGTCTGGGGCTCACAGAAGTCGGTCGCGCCCGGCGTGATGAACACGTCATGGCGGCGGCTGTCGGCGATCGTGACCTGCACAGACGCGGCATAGCTGCGGTTTGGGGCAGGGGCGACCGTGCGAACCGCTACGTTGTCGAACGCGGCGATGTAGGATGCCGCATAGACGATCGCGTTCGTGGACGAGTTGACGGCACGGACGCCGGTTGTCGGCGTCGCCGCTGGGGTGCCGGTCGCGGTGCTGATGCCCTGGAGGTGAACGAAAGCGCCCGACCCTGCCGGCTCTTCACCCTCGACAAGCGCCTCGATGAGCCAAGCGTCGGAGCGGGCGCCGCCGCGAAGCGCCTCCCACCCAACCGGCCAGACGCCAAGGGCCGGGGCCACCGCGCTTGTGCCGTTGACAAGGGTCAACCCATCGGCGTCAAGCGTGACCGTCCGGGCAATCGCAAGGTTGTTGTAGATGTACGCGCGCGGGGTGGTGCCGTCGGCGGCGTACAACGTGAGTTGGAAGGCGGACGTAGACTGCGCCGTGGACGTGCTCGTGACCGCAGTCCAGTCGCCATCGTCAAACCGAAGCGAGTCAACGACAACCCACTCGCCAGTCGAGGCAGCCGCGGCGACCGAGACCGTCACGACGCTGTAGCCCTTGGCGCCGAGCGAGTCCGTGATCGTGAGCAGGAAGGCGTAGGTCACGCCATCCGTGAGGCCCGCCGCGGTCCACGGGCCGAGGCCAGAGCCGCTGATCGTGGTGCCGCCGCTGGGGTCGGTCACGGCGTAGGTGTAGGGGCCCGTCCCGCCGCTCGGGGCGCCCCAGGTGCCGATCGTGGCCGAGGTGGTGCCCGCCGCCAGGGTCTGCCCCGAGGGCGCTGTGCCGGGGGTGACGCCGGCTGCGGTCGCGGCGACGGTGACAGCGGCTTGCACGGTGACGGTCGCGCCGTCCGAATCGGTGACAGTGCGCTGTAGCACGACCGTTTGGCCGTTCACGAGGCCCGAAACGGTGGTCGTGCCCGGCGCGGTGCCGGCGGTCGCGACGGTCGCGGTGCTCGAAGCGCCCGCCGAGTCGCTGACGACACCCGCGGCGCTGTAGGTGTAGCTGCCCGACCCGCCCGTGGGGGTCGGCCACGAGACAGCGCCGGACGTGGTGCCGGCGGTGACGAGCGTTGCGGCCGGGGCGGCCCAGGTGAGCGCGTCGCCGCTGTCAGCCTGCGGCCCGCCCGCGGGGTACGCCGGCCAGACCACGCACCCCATCACGACACCGCCACGTAGACGCTCGCGCTCGTGCTGTCGGCCCGCACGTGGAGCGTGGTCGAGGCCGGCAGCCCGGCGGCGCTCGGGCCGGGGATGCTGAGCCACGCCCCGGCATCGACCGGCACGAGCTCATCGCTCTCGCTCCAGCGCCACGAGCAGGCGTGCGTCACCCGCAGCATGACCACGGCGGTCCCGAGGGCGAGGGTGATGTCGAGGCCGTCCGTGCTGTCGACGCCGGTGACAGCCTCGGTCCGCTGGCGGACGGCGGTGGAGAGGTCGAGGGTCTGTGCAGCCACGAGGGCCTCCAGCGAGAGAGGGCGGCAGGTGTGACCCCGCCGCCCTCAGCTTAGCACGATGCCGGCGATCGGCTCAGTTGGCCGGCTCCAGCAGCCACGAGACGCCGATCTCGGTGGCCTTGCCGGAGCCCCCCTTGGCGAGCGTCACCTTGAGCTGAGCGCCCCGAGCGAGCACAGCCGCCGAGGGGCTCAGGGTGAGCTGCAGGGGGGTGTCGGCAGTCAGCGCGCCCTGGTTCGCAGCGCGCGAGTCGTAGCCGGTGGTGCCGGTGATGTCGCTGTCGACGTAGTCAGTATTGTCGGCGGCGATGCCGTCGGCATCGGTGATCCACGCCTCGATGACGCGGCAGGCCATCGGGAGCGGGACCACCCACTCTCCGGTGGCGGCGGCGTTGCCGGTGATGCCGGGGATGGAGACGATGAAGCGATCGGGCATGGTTACCTCACGACTGAGCGGAGACGTTGAAGAGCAGCGACACGGGCTTGCGCGCCGTGGGAACAGGGCAGTAGAGCACCTTGTGGCGGACGCGGGTCAAGGTGGTCGCCATCGTCCGCGGCACCATCTCGCGCAGGATGCGGCCGTGGTCGGGGCCGGTGACCCACAGGAAGACGGCGAGCTGCACGTAGACCGCGGCGTCGATGGACCCGGAGCCGGTCACGAGGCCCGACGTGCTCCACTTGCCGGAGGCCATGTAGCTGTGCTCAAAGACGAGCGTCCCGTCGGCGATGACGCCCACAAACAGCGGGGTTGCGGCGCGCTCCGCTTCGGTGGCAACCCTGATGAGGGGCGTACCGGTCGCGGTGGTGGTCACCGGCAGGAACCGCAGCTTGTCGGCGGCCTTGCGGCTGATGACGAGCACCAAGCCGCCGCCCCGGTACTGCTCATCCATCGAGTCCTTGGCAGCGATGTGGGCCTTAACGAAGTTGGCCTGCGAGCTGAGCCAATCGGTCGCGGCCGAGAGGCCGGCGCCCGAGACGCCATTGACGGTCGCGCTGCGGGCGATGGCCTCGCGCACGAGGCCGGTGGACCGGATGAGGGGGTCGATGTTGGTGCCGCTGCGGTTCGCGTCGCGCCCATCCCAGGCCAGCGCAGCGAGACCAGCCGAGGCGTACTGGTGAGCAGCGGCGGTGTCGACCTTGTGGCCGTGGAGCAGCGTGGCGTCGTCGGCGCTCATGTCGGCCTCATCGGCGCCGTTGAGCAGCATGGCGACGAGGTCCACCGTCAGCCGGGGGTCGCCCCGCATGTCCTTGTCGGCGATGTTGTGCGCCCACACACCCATGCCGCCGGTGATGCTGCCGGTGGTCGTTTCGACGTTGGTGATGGGGAACGTTCCGAGGGTGTCGGTCTTGGGGCTGTCGAAGTTCGCGAAGCCGCCAGGGGAGACGATGACGCGGACCTTCAGCCCTTCGTCCTCGTGGAGCCCGGTGATGCTCGCGATGGAGCGCGCGAGGCCCACGTTGGCTCGAACGCTGGAGACGTTGATCACGTTCCGGTCGATGAACTCCGGGTTGATAAAGTCCGCGCCAGGGATGCCGGTGCCGCTGGTGTTGGCGATGAAGGCGCCCTCACGGCGACTGAGCGCGCCGGCTTGACGGGTGACCCGCTCGGCATGGGCGCGGGTGTAGGCAGCGGCGTGGCTCCGAAGCCCGGCCGGCATGCGATCCGCCGCGGCCAGGGCGCCGTCAACGATCTGCGCGTACTCGGAGCTGCGGACCTGCCCGCGCCAGCCCGCGAGGTCGAGGGCCGCCAAGGCGCCCAGGCTGCGGCGCCACTCAGCACGGGGCTCGCGGTGGTCGGCCGGGACGTGCTTGTCAGCGGAGGCGCTGAGGTAGCCGGGCCGGATGGCGAGGCCCGCCTGCTTGACGCCGTCCACCTCGATCTCCACCTGCCGCTGGCAGTCGTCGAAGGCAAAGGCTCCGGCCTCGGTGCGCCACGCGGAGAGGGTGCCGGGGACGTGGCTCGGGTCGGCCGCGCTCGCGGCGCCGCCAGCCTTGGCGATGCTCGCCTGCGTCTCATCGAGGCGCAGGGTGAGGGTGTCGGTCTGCGTCCGGAGGGCCGCCAGCTCGGCGACGACCTCCGCGGGGTTCTGGGGCACGGTCATGGGATGCTCCTACCGGTGGGAGGTGTCGCCCGCGGCGCCGGTCCACCACAGGGTCAAGGGGTCAGGGGCGGGCGGGCGAGCAGCCCACCACGCGGAAAGCTCAGCAGAGACGGTGGGTGCTTCTGCTGCGGACAGCGCGGCCTCACCCTCCACCTCGGAGCGGGCATCGTCGGCGAGGCCGTCGGCCCAGGCGCTGGCGCCATCACCGCCCCACAGCGCGCGGGCGATGGTCAGCGCGCTCGGGGTGCCGTCGGGCTCCTCGGCGGGGCCCTCGACTTGCGAGAAGCGCGCCCACCACGCGGCGATGGTCAGCAGCAGCTCAGGCTCCACGCGGCCCGAGGTGAGCGCGCGGGCGGTGCGGACGCCCGAGGCGGTCCCGCCGCGCCCGTACTCCTGGCGCCAGTCGAGGCCCTGCTGCGCCGCGGCGCGGACCTCAGCGGGCACGTCGTACAGCGCGCCGTCATCGGTGGCGGGCGGGTCGGCGGGGGCCTCCTCAGCGGCGGCCTCCTCGGCGACAGGCGCGGCCGGCAGCACCGGGCCGAGCACCTCGGCGAGCGCGTCGGCCTCGCTCATGTCGTGATGCCTGACGAGGTGTGCCACGGCGAGGCGCTGCGCGTCGCTCAGGCCTTCGTCCTCGTCTTCCATCCCGTCGTCCATCGACCACCGCGCGCCCTCATCGGCGCCCACCGCGACCATCGAGGCCTCGTAGACCTCCACGTCGTCGATGACGGTTTGCAAGCGGGTCAGATCGGCGCCCTCGGCAGCGAGCGCGGCAAGCTCCTCGGGGCCAAGGTCGCCCCGGTAGCGCCAGCGCCCCGAGAAGCCGATGGAGGCGGCCCGCAGCAGCCCATCCTCAGCGAGCACGCGCTGCTCGGCGGCGTCGACGGTGGCGGCCCAGCGCAGGCCGGTGGCGACCACGCGCCGCCCGTCCACCCGCACGCCGGTCCACGCCCCGATGAGGCGGCTCTGGTCGTGATTGCGCAGCATCGGCAGCTCATCGCCGGGCTGAGCGAGGCGCAGGCGAATGGCGCCCGTCAGGTGCATCTCGCCCCCGTAGGCACCGCCCGTGTTCAGGACGTACTCGGAGCCCTCGCGCTCCACGGAGAGGGCGAGCGAGCCGCGGCGGCGGGTCGGGCGAGTCGGAGAGCGGACCATCAAGACCTCACGAGGCGAAGGCCAGCGGCCTCATCGGCGGGGGAGAGAGCGGCGGCACCGGGCCAGACGAGCCCCTGCGCCTCGTACGCGCGGGCCGGGTCGGCGCCGGCAGCGATGGCGGCAGCGGCCAGCCGGGCGCGCTGCTCTTCGGCGGCGAGAGCTTCAAGCGCGAGCTCGGCCTGCCAGTCGCAAGCGACCCGCAGCCCGGCCCGGCGCTGGGCGGGGGTGGCGACGGCATCGACCATCGGCTGCAAGGCGCGGGTGAGCACGGCGGCTAGGTCACGGCGGGCCTCGGCGGCGTCCCTGACCTGCATCAGCGCGGCGCTGTCGTTGGTCACGCTGAACCCGTAGAGAATCGGCGGCTGGCCGAGCGCGAGAATGACCGACCGGCGCAGGTCTTCACGCATCGGCAGCTCATCCCGCGGGGCGCCGATGCCAGCGCCCAGGCTGGTCAACTCGGCCCCATCGGTGGCGACCCAAAGGCCGGTCCGCTCTCGGAAGCGTTTGACCAGCCGCACCTGATCGGCGAGGCCCCCGGCATCCGTGCTCCGAGAGCGCAGCAGCACGCCGTCCTCGACACCGTGGGGCCGGGTGGCGAGGTAGTCAGCGAGCGAGCGGTCGCCCGCCAGCTCAGGCAGCAGCGCGTAGAGCGGCGGCACGCCGAGCAGGTGGTCGGGCCGCTCGCGGATCGGCAGCAGGCGGGCGTGGGCCATGCGGCCGGGCGCGACCGTGTACTGCCCGGCCAGCGTAGTCACGCGGTAGCCGGTGACCATGAGCCCCTCGGCGTCCACGATCGGCGTCACGTCGCCGGGGTCGTGCCGGATGACGAGCCCGAGGCGCGGCGAGGTCGGCGTGGGCTCACCCCGGAGCTCGGCGAAAGCGTTGCCGTCGGCGAGCAGGTCGAGCGCAAGTTGGAGCATCAGCCCATGCTCGCCACCGGACGCGGACCCGAGCAGCTCGGCCACCTGCGGCGCCTCCACGGGCTGCCCGGCGCGGTCGAGCGTGCTGAGCGGCGTGTCGGCGATGGCGTTGGCCGTCCTGCCCATGCACGTCTGCGCGAAGCTCGACCCGAGCACCGCGCTCACCAGCGCCGACCGCGAAGCCGCGCGGCTGGCGTCCTGCCCGCCCACGGCTACCTCGCGCTCCATCGGCAGTCGCGGCGCCGGCAGCCCGAGCAGGCGGGCGCGCGTCTCAGCCTCGGCGCCGGGGCCGAGGAGGGAGCGGAGCGCCAGGGCAAAGCGCGTGCGGAGGTTGGTCCAGAGGCTCATGCGCGCCAGCCTACGCCGAGCCGAGGCCAAAAGCAAGCCCGCCGCACCCGTGAGAGCGCGGCGGGAGGTCGGGGAGGACCGTGCCGGGTGGGCCAGCGCCTCCCCCGTAGCGGGTCAGGCCGGGGGCGTCAAGACCGGCAGCCGGCGGCGCAGCAGGTCGGCCACGGCGATGAGCTCCGAGGACTTCCCGGCGACCACTTCCCACGCGCCGCCCTCCGCTTGGGCCACGTCCACTTGCCGGCCCCGGTCCACGGCGCGCTGCTCGATCAGGTCGATGGCCTCGGCGAAGGCCTCGCGGCGGGCGGCGGCGGCCAGCTGCGTCAGCCGCTCCACCTCGGCGAGCAGGCGCGCCTCCTCAGCTTCGTGTGCCTTGATCTGGGCCCGGAGGCTCTCGTAGGTGCTCATCGCTCCCCCCAAAGCCGGGCCTGTCCCGGCAGTTCTACCCACACCCGCTCCCGCGCCACCCGCTCACCCCGGACCATCCGGGGCGGCTCGCGCGCGGGCTCGATGTCCTGCCAGAGAGGCCGCTGCGCCCGTTCGTCGCGCACCTCGACCTCCCACCCTCGCCCTCTCCACGTGCTCGCCATGCCCTCGGCGACGTCTCTCCGGTGCCGCCCGTAGTCGGCCCAGCCACCGGAGAGGCGGTGCCGGGCGAGCACGCGCCACTCCGGCGGCTCCTCGTGGCGCTCGGCCTCGGGCTCCTCGGCGTCGCCGTCGCCATCAAGCCACGCGCCCGCGGGCCTCACCGGGCGGCGGGCGGCGCGTCGCTCCGGTCGCGCCCGAAGTAGGCCAGCGCCTTCTCGCGCGTCTCGGGGTCCATGCCTGACAGGCGGGGGCGTCCGTGGTCGCTCAGCCACGCGTTGGCCTGCTCATAGGTCATGCCGATGTCCCGAAGGCGCGCCATCGTCCCCTTCTGCGCCGCCGCCCAGCTCGCGTGGTGCCCGGCCTGCCGCTCCTCGCGCTCTGGCGGAAGCTCATCCCGGCCGCGGCGAGGCGGCGCGCGCTCCGCTTCCCCGTCGTCTTCGTCCCGCTCCTCGGCTCCGAGGCCGCACAGCGCGCTCAGCGTGTAGCGCCGGCCATAGGTGATGGTGCTGCCCATCGCCTGGACCGCCGTCAGCGCCTTGTTGTCGGGGATTGGCAGCGTCAGCGCGGTCCGCATCCACTCCCCGGACAGGTGGCTGAGCTGCGTGGTGACGGTGACGCGCCCGCCGTCCGCGCTCACCCCCTGCGTGATGGCGATCCCCTGCAAGGCGAGGGGCTCGCGCACCGCTTCGAGGATGGCTTCGAGGGTGGCGTACTTGCTTTTGAGGTGGCTGTTCCCGCGGTCCTTGCGGGCCTCGCGCAGCCCAGGGGCCGCCGCTGCGAGCGCGCCCGCCAGGGCCCCGATGGTGTTGCTCTGCTCGATCATGGTCCTCTCCCCAGCCCTCAGAAGGCCTCGACTCCACACGTCATCGGCACAGGCGCCCACCGCCCGCCGATCAGCTTCCCGCGCCGCCACCCGTCATAGCCGCCACAGCGGCGCCCGCTGCGCCTCAGCCGCCGCCCAGGCGTCCGCCGCCTCACGGTCGGGGGCGGGTCATGCGGCGCGCCACAGCACCGCTCGCAAGGGCAGGCGGCCAGCCACCGGCCCCAGGCCTCGGGCCTCACAGCGCCCGCCCGTAGACGGCTCGCCCGCCGTGCCGCTCCCCGCAACCCGAGGGCCAGGGCGTGTGCTCGCGCATGCGCCAGTCGCGGTCCACCTCGGCGCGGGTGGGGCGCTCGCGGGGCGGCGCGGGCGGTCCGTCCTGCGGGGCGATGGGGCGCGAGGCGGCCTTGATGCGGGCGACCTCGGCGCAGGCGGCGCGGAGCTGGGCTTGCTGGCCCTGGTAGGTGCTGGCGGTGATCATCGGCTACTCCTCCCCTTCGGTGGTGTCGTCGTCGCTGCCTTCGTCTTCGTCGGCCGGCGTGCCGTCTTCATCATGGAGGGGCCGCCGGGCCTGTCGCCGCCGGGCTCGGGCTTCGTCTGCCCGGCTCGGCCCGTCGTAGTCGCTGTAGTCCCAGGGCATCGTGTCTCCGTGCCGCTCGGGGCGGCGGCGGGGTTGTCAGCGGCAGTCCGCGACGTGTGACTCGTGAAGCTCGCGGGCGCGCTCCGGCCCATAGTTGTTGTGCTCGTCGATGACGTTCTCGCACAGCTTGAAATCCATCCGATACTCATCGGCACACCCGGCAGCGGCGGCCATGTCGGCAAGCCGGGTGCATTCCTGATACCCAAGGGTGGCCCCGTAGAGTCGCTCCAGTCGGCACGCGGACAGCAGGCGCCCGGCCACGTCTGAGTCGTGAACGGCAAGCCGTTCGATGGCGTGGATGATGTCCCGCGGGTCGTAGGGGGCTGCTGTCTCTGGCATCGTCGCTCCGGTCGGGCCGTGCGCTCCGTGCGCCGCGCTCCCAACCCGCACACCATAGCGCGCTATGCCGCCGCGCGCAAGCTCCCCGCTCACACTTTCCGCTCAGCGCGCACAATGCGCTCAGCCACGGCCTTTGCCGCTGCGGTCGGCGGGGGCGTCCACTTCGGCACCGGGGGAAGCGCGGGCGGGGGCGGGGAGCGGCGCGCTTCAAGGCGAGCGGCGAGGCTCGGCACCTGCTCGCAAGCCCAGGCGATGAAGCTGGAGCGCGGGGCGGCTCCGGTCATCACGTCTTCGGCCCGCGCGTTGATGGCGTCGTAGAGCTCGCGGGCGGCGCGGCGCGAGGCCCGAGCTTCCGCGTCCGGCGCCGAGTGCTGTGGCTTCGCCAGGGCGGCCCAGCGCCCCCAAAGCTCATCGCTCGCCAGCATGCCCTCCACCCCGAGGCGAGCGCGGCGCAGCAGCAGGCGCAGCGTCTCGGGCTCTGGCCAGCGGCCGGCGTCCTCGGCGTCGTCGATGAGGCGCGCGGCATAGGTGCCGTCCACGCCCCAGAGCTCGACCATCCCCGCGGCGCTGGCCTTCGCGGTGGCGTCAGAAGGGGCAGCGATACCCATCGTCCGCAGCCGACGGTGAAGAGCCCTCATGGCGTCCTGTACTTCCGATTCCGTTGAATAGCTCATCGTCTTCCTCCTCGGAGTTGGGCGCCTGCGCACCGGCAGCCCGCATCCTCTCTCGCCAGGCCGGCGCGTCCGCCGAGCGCCCACCGCTCGCCAGCCACGCGGCCACCTCTTCCTGCTCGATCGTCGTCAGGCCGTTGAGGCCCGCCCAGGTCCGCCGCGCCCCATACTCCGGATGCGCGAGCAGCATGGCGAAGTCCACACAGCGGTCGCTCCCGCCGCGGTCCTCGCCCCGATACCAAGCGGCGTCCGGGTGCCTCAGCAGCCACACCCATCCATCCTCGATGTCGCCAGCCGTGGTCTTCGCCAGCGCCTTCCGCAGCTTCGGCACCCATGCCTCGGGGGAGAGCCCCCGCACGGTCCGGCCAAGGCGCTGGTAGCGCTCAAGTCGCAGCCGTTCGAGGCGGGTGAAGAGCACGGCGGCGGCCTCGACTTCGCGGGCGGCTTTGGTTGGCTTCGGCGGCTTGACCTTCGGCAGCTCAGGCTCAGCCCCGAGGAGCGAGAGCTGGGCGGCGCCAGCCGCCGGGGGCTCGGCGCAGGCCGGGCCCGCCATGAGCTTAGGAGGGTTGTCTGAGGAGGGTTGGTGAGGAGGGTTGTCTGAGGAGGGTTCGGTGCCGAACACCGGCACCCCCCCCTGCCGAACATCGGCACCCCCTATGCCGAACACCGGCACCCCCCCCTGCCGAACATCGGCACCCTGCCGATTACCGGCACCCCCCCTCCGGCTGTCGCGGGCCGGGGGCTCCCAGCCCGCCAAGCGGTCGAAGTCCAGCCTGCACTTCATCGAGGTGTCGCCCCGCTCCACGGCCACGAGGATGCCGGCGGCGAGAAGCTCAGCCCGTGCCGCCTGCGCGGTGGAGCGCGAGCACGAAGCCCAGGCGCTGAGCGTCTCCAGACCCGGCCACGCGACGCCAGCATCCGGCGGGCGCTCGCTCGGCAGGTGGCTCATGTACGCGAGCAGGATGAGCTTTTGGTGGGCGCTGAGCGGTGACCTGCCGATGAGGTCCGCGGCTCGCCCACGGTTGAGCGGAGGCGAGGCCCCTGCTGGTGTGTCCGTCATGTCGTCTCCTTCCGGGAGTAGACCATCCCCTCCCAGCCGCCCGCCGCTGGCCGGTAGCTACTCCGGGGCGGCGGGCGGGGTGCGCTGGCAAGGCGCGGCGGAAGGAGTACAGCCGAGGGCACTCGTGGCCCACCGCAGGCATAGCACGGCGCGGGCACGTCCGCAAGCGGGGGCCCAAAACGCAGACGGCCGCCGAGCAACATCGCCCGGCGGTCATCTGGCCGATCGGGGGCCCATCCCCGAGCGGATCCGCTGCCGCCGCGCCCGCGAAAGCACGACGACGCCGGCATCGTACCGGGCCGGCGCCCGGCGTGCAAGCGGCTACAGCGCGACCGCCGAGGCCACCGCCCGCAGCAGCAGGGCCTCGGCGTGCTCGGCGACGGCCCCGCGCTCGCCCCAGCAGGCCACGGCGGCGCGGCCCTCCGGCGTGCCGAGCCACGCGGCGGTCGCGTAGTCCCAGACGAAGGCCGCGTCGTCGGGCCCGATGCGGCGGCCGAGGGTGGCGCAGCGGCGCGCGACTTCGGCGGCGCTCATGCTGCGCTCACCAGGGCGCGCCCGATGGCCTCGGCTAACTGCGGCGGCACCGCGTTCCCGACCTGCCGATACCGCTCCTCGGCGGTCCCATGCCAGGGGTGGTGCTCGGGGAAGCCTTGGAGCGCCGCGCACTCCTGCCAGGTCAGGCGCCGCCGCCCCACCGCCAGATAAGCGGCGTCGCTCGCCCGGTCGGGCCCGCCGTGGAAGGTCCACCCCGAGGCCGCCGAAGCCCGCGTCCCCTTCACCTCCGTCGTCATCACGGTCGGGGCGGGCACCCCGAGCCTCCACCGCTCCGAGGCCGCGCGCCCCTCGGTGTAGCGCAGGTGAGGGTCATCCTCGGCGAGCAGAAGCGGCACGGCCTCGGCGAGCGTCCGGTGCGGCGCGCGGCAGAAGCCATGCGTCGGCTCGGGGAGGAACACCGGCCCGCCGCGGTGGGCGAGCAGTACTACCCGGCGGCGCCATTGGGGCACGCCGTAGTCAGCGGCGTCGAGAATGGCGGACACCACGGAATACCCGCGCCTTGTGAGGGCCGCGGTCCACACGTCCCGAGCCACATCAAGCGCCGCCTGCACGTTCTCGACCGCGACCCACTCCGGGCCCAGCGCATCGACCCACGCCAGGGTGGTGGGCCAGCCGTCGAAGGCCTCGGCGCGGCGCCGGCTGTTGGCCCGGCTGTGCAGCGGACACGGGGGGGATGACCAGAGCAGGTCCACCCGCTGCGCTTCGGCCACCAGCCGCGACGCCAGGGCCTCCCGCGCAAGGGGCCAAGCGTCCGGGTCATCGTCCTCGCCCCCGATCTCCGAGTCGAGCAGGTCATCCCCAGCGCGGGCCCACGCGGCGGGCTCTATGGCCGCGCTCCAGTCCTTCATCCGGGCCGCCACGTCCTCGGCATCGCCCTCGATGACCAGGCCAAGCCCGGCCGACCGCAACGTGGCGCAGGCGGCCGGGTCGCGCTCGATGAGGGCGACGTGCTCAACGCCAGCCCAGGCCAGGCCAAGAGCAGCGCCCCCGGCCCCGGCGAAAAGCTCCAGACAGCGCAGCGGCCCACCCGGCGCGCTCACCGGAGCACCACGAGGCGCCAGTAGCCGCTCGCCTCCACGTACACCGTGCCGCGGTCGTTGAAGAAGGCGGCGGGCTCGCACCGGCCGGCGGCGCTGTAGGGGTACGCGCAGGCGTGGGCGCTGAGGATGACGCCCGGCACCTCGACTCCGTCCACCTCGGCGGCCACCTCGACCACCTCGATGGCGGCGCCGCTGGCGGTGGTGGTGCCGTCGTCGGCGGCGGTGTCGCCGATGGCCGAGCAGGCGGCAGCGAGGAGGGCGAGGAGGGCGGCGGCGTGAGGGCGGGGCATGATTTCTCCTTGGGGGGGTTGCGCGCTATGTCGCACGGTGCTATACCATTGGGGCCGGTGGGTGTCCACCGAGGGAGGGTGCGATGGGAAAGGTTGGTGAGGTTCACCTGCTGGATGACGTGGTGGCGGTGCTTATCGCCATCGTGACCACCAAGACGCCGGGGCGCGATGACTTCGACCGCGACTTGGCGGCGGCGCTGAAGACGCACGATGACGAGCACGAGACGGACGTTTTCGCATCGGTGATGTCTGAGTCGCGCTGGAGTGTGGTGTGGGACACCTCGCCGCGCCAGTTTGCCCGCGAGGCCATCGCTGCGATCTACGATGTCCCGCCGCTGGGCAAGGCCGGTGACCAAGTCAAGGTGGCCCTCGCCCGCGTCCGCGCGAGCCTGTCGTGAGCGCGCCGGCGATCAGCTACCAGCGCAGGATGGCCGAGGCCTTCACCAAGGCCGTGGCCGAGGTGGCGAGCAGCGGCCACGCCCCGACCACGGCAGCGGTGGCGGCCGTCATCCCTGGCGGCGCCACGCCATCGTCGGCGCGGGTATACGCCGTCTTCGCCGTCAACCACGGGTTTGTGGTGCGGGGGCCGCGCTCCTCTTCCTACGAGCCCACCCGCTACTGGCCCGGCCCCGCGGCCGGCGAGGTGCTCGGCGCTGACGATGTGGCGGCCTGGGAGGCGGCGCGGGTGGAGCCGCCTGCCGAGGGCACGGTGCGGGTGGGCGGCCACCTGTACCGGGTCGTTGACGGCGAGGCGCTTGGAGCGCTGCCGGGGTCGGACTGGATGCTGCTGCGCGGTGGGCGCGCGGTCAGCAAGGACGGTGTGACGATGGGGCGGTGGGAGGTAGTGAATGGGTAAGCGCATGGTCGGGGAGGCCGAGGCTACGGGGCGCGAGGGCTTGGCGTGGCTGATCGGGGTTGCCAGCCTGCGGCGCGAGTCGAGGGCGGCCGAGCTCGCGGTGCGGGCTTGGGTCGCGGCGGTCGAAGTGCAGCGGGGCGAGGCGCGCGATGAGGCGGCCGAGCGGGCGGTGCGCATCGATGAGCTCGAGATCGAGGTGGCCGGGCTGCGCATGCGGCTCGCGGAGGTGGGGCGATGAAGGCGAAAGACCTGAGCAAGCCGCAGTGGTGGGCCCTGGCGTGCATCGCTGCAAGCGGTGGGACCGACACCAAGAGCGAGGCCACCGTGCGGAGCCTCATCCGGCGGAAGCTCGTGGCCCGGCTGGAGGATGGGCGGCTCCTCGCCACCTGGTCGGGCTGCTGGAAGCTGCTCGGCCGAACCGACATCATCACGAGCGACTCGCTTGCGCGGGCGCGGGCCCGCTGGAATAAGCACGTCGCCGCCGGGGGTGCGGCATGAGCGGCGAGGATGGGTGGTGCTCGGTGCGGTTCGACGGCGTTGTGGCCTGGAATCGGCCAAGGCTGGGCGTCAACGGGGTCTACATGCCGCTCCAGTACGTCGCGTGGAAGAGGGCCGCCTGTGCTGCTGTAGCGGAGGCGCGCATGCTGCGGCACGACGGGCCGGTGGAGTTGGAGCTGGTCATCGTGATTCAGCGCCCGCTGACCCCGGCGCTCCGGGGCGGCGCAGCGCGAGCTCCGCACGTCGGGAGCCCGGACCTTGACAACGTGCTCAAGGGCGTGATGGACGTGCTTCAAGAGTCGGGCGTGGTGGTGAACGATAAGCAGGTGTGCGCCGAGAACACCCGGCGGGTGTGGGGCGCGGTTGCGGTGCACACCAGCAGCTACGCCCGCGACGCTCGCGAGCGTAGCTGCTGCGAGGTCCGCGTGCGCGCCATCGGGGTGGGGCATGACCGCTGAGGTTCCGGCTGGGGCCGCAAGCCTTGAAGACGTCGCCGAGCTGCGCCGCCTGCTCGCGGTCGCACAGCAGACGGCGAAGACGTCCACCAACAGGGCCAACAGCGAAGCCGGGCAGGTGTCACGCTGGAAGGCTCGCCGGGATGACTTGGCAGCCTCGGTGCGGGGGGCCCTCGGCATGGGGCCAGCCCCCGAGCACCTCCACGTCAAGCCCATCATCGACCGAATCGGGGAGCTGTGCTCAGACCGCGACGAGGCAGTGGCGCTCACCGATGGGCTTCGGACGCGGCTGCAGGTCGCGCGCGACGCCCTGGAGACGGAGCGGGAGCGGTCGGCGGCGCTCGCCAAGGCTGTGCGCGCCGCTCAAGCCAAGGTCAACGCCAATGCTCGACGGGTCCGCACCCTGGAGACCAGCCGCGCAGACGTGGTCAAGGCCACCGCCGAGGCCGAAGCTGAGCGCGCGCACGCGGCACAGCAGCGCGACCGGGCGGTGCAGGCAGAGGCGCAGGTGGCTGAGCTCCGAGGGCAGGCGGCCGAGCTTCGGGCGCGCGTCGCTGAGCTTCGGGCGCGCGTCGCTGAGCTGGAGCGAGAGGCACGGGCCCGCCCCGAGCCCAGCCCCGCCCGCCCCGCCTCCATTGGCGTGCTCAGCGAGGTGGAGCAACTCGCCGCGGCAGACCGCATCACCCGCGCGCCGCGGGTGGTATCGGCCCTGCGCGGCGCTGACGTGGCCGCCTTGCTTCGGAGCGGATCTCCGGTGGCCGTTGCGCTCGGGCGGGTGTCGATCGGCGGCGCTGGCGAACTCATGGACCGCGCCGCGCTGGTGCTCGGGCTGGCGACCGCTTGGGCTAAGGGTGTGCGATGAGGCGCTACATCATGCGCCGCCCGCGCACCACCGCAGAGCACCGCGCCCGCAAGGCTGCCGACGCCGACCGGGCCGACGACGTGCCGGGCCTGCGTCGCCGGCCGCTGCCCACCGCCCACGATGACCTGCTGATCTCCGCGCTGGCCGACCGCTCGCGCCGAGTCCCGGCGCACCTGCGAGGTGACCGATGAGCCGTGACCCATTGGGTCGCTACTACACCGATGACCGGCTTGCTTTGGCTTGCCTCCAATGGCTCGCCCGGCGCGTGGCCGCCCCTGATGTCGTCTTGGAGCCCTGCTCGGGTGGCGGCGCCTTTGGCCGCGCCGGGGCCGAGGTCTGGGCGGTCGGGGCGTTGGGGTGCGACATCGACCCAGACGCGGCCCCCGGCTACCCGTGCGAGCGCGTCGCCGCGGCGGACTGGCGGCCGAAGCTGGAGCCGGGGCAGTCCCCGATCATCGTCACGAATCCGCACTACGTCGGCGTCTACGAGACGGTGCGGGACATGCGGGCGCTCCAGTCGGCGCTCCGGGCCCCGGTGCTCGGGCTGCTGCTGCGGGCGACGACGATCGAGCAGCTCATGAACCAAACCGACCCGCCGCACATGATGGCCGTCTCTTCGCAGCGGCCTCGATGGGGCGGGCCGGGCGGCGCGGTGCTGGGGAGCGGCGACACCTGCGGGTCGGTCTTCTGCGTCTGGCACCGCGGGCCGTTCCAGCCGGCGACGACGATTCACGGGCTCGGCGACTGGCGCCCGCGGGGGCGAGCATGAAGACCGGCACCTGCCCGCTAGCCAATCGCAGAGGATGGGCGGCATGGGTGGTGGATGACGAGAACCGGCCGCTGTGGCGCTCCTTCGTGATGCACGCCACCGAAACCGATGCCCGCGCCGCCGCTGAGCGCGCGCTGGCGGACCTGCTGCGGGGCGCGGCCCCCACGGAGCGATGATGGCACCGAAGACCACCGAACCGCCCGCCCCGCTCACCGAGCAGGTCGAGGCGTGGACCCTCACCCTCGCCGGCGCCCCCGCGCTCACCCCGGCGACTCTGCGCGCGGCGGCCCGTGTGGCTGCGTGGCGGGCCATTGGGGCGGCCCTGGAAGGCGACGCCGCCAAGGCCCCGGCCGCCGCTGCCGCTGCCGCGGAGGCACTCGCAGCGAGCGAGCCGGAGCGCGAGCCGGATGACGGTCCGGTGAGCGAGCGGGAGGTGGCGCGCGCCGTCATCCTCGCGGTGCGCCGCGGGCTGGCGAGCGAAGACCCCAAGCGCGTCGGGGAGGCCGTCGCCTTGTGGCGGGCCGAGCGGGCGTGGGTGGACCCCGAGGGGCTCGCGGGCGCGGGTGCTGCGGAGGGGGACGCGCTGAGCGCCGCGCTGGAGCGGGTCGCTGAGGTTGCGGCGGCGCAGGCGCTGGCGATGTCGAGGGCGGGCGCGACGGGGCTATAGCGCGCTATGGGTGGAGCCGATATAGGGGTGGAGCCGCGGTGCGGCCGGGAGGTGGGGATGAGATTCAGCGTGGTCAAGGACGGTGGGGAGCTCGTGGTTCAGCCCGAGCACGGGGCGCCGATGACAGCCGAGGACGTGGCGGCGCAGCTCGGGGATGACGCGCCCGTGGTGGTGTACGCGGTGCGGGAGGGGCGCGTGGTGTGCTTCCCGACCACCGATGAGGGGCGGCGGCTGGCGGTGATGCTGGCCCGGCAGCTTTTCGGGAGGCTGGCATGAGCCCCGCCGACCCTTGGACCCGTGTGGTCTTCCAGCGCCCGAGCGGCGCGTGGAGCGTCTCGGCGCACCGGCCCGCGCCGGACGCCTGGGAGCTTCACCCCGGCCGGTGGCCGACGTGGGCCGAGGCGAGCGAGGCGGCGGCGGGCTGGGACCCCGGAGCGGCGGCCCGCAAGCGTCCGCAGCCGCTCGCGCCGGGCGTGGTGGCGGCGGGTCAGGCGCTGCTTTTTGGTGCGGCGTGAGCATCGGCGCCAGCGGCATCAGCACGGCGGCCTACCTGCGCGCCGTCGCCGCGCTCCCCGCCGAGCAGCGGCTGCCGGTGCTGCGCCGGGAGTGCCAGCGGGACATGCTGCTGTGGGGGCGCGTGTGCTTTCCCGAGGTGGTGCGCGCCGAGTATTCGGCCCTCCACCACGACATCGGCGGTTGGTTCGACACCCTCCCGCTGCCGGCCGAGCGCGCCGGGCTGAGCCCGCGGCGGCGGGTGGTGACGGGGCCGCGGGGCGGTGCCAAGACCTCGCTCCTTCGCTTGGGTCTGCTGCATCGGGTGCTGCATCGGCTGGAGCCCTATGTCGTCGTCATCGGCCCGGAGGCGACCGCCGTTGACGCCGAAGTCGGCACGCTGCGCGGGCTCGCCGATGCGACGGAGCGGCCCCTGCTGCGGCGGCTCCACGGGGCGCGGGCGTGGATCGGCAACCTCTCCGAAGCTCAGGTGAGCGGCGGCGGGGGCGTGGTGCACCTGTCGGCGCGGGCGCTCAGCGGCACCATTCGGGGGCTCAACCGGGACGGGAAGCGCCCGACGCTGGTTGTCCTCGATGACGTCGAAAAGCCGGAGCACCTCGACTCTCCGAGCACGCGGGCCCGGATGCGCGCGCGATTGGCCGACGACATCGGGAACCTTGGGCCACCGGAGGGTGGGCTGGCCTGCATCTACGGCGCCACGGACCTGGGCGAGGGTAGCCTGCCGAGCCACGCCGAGACGGACCTCGGCTGGGACCGCACCACGCTCCCCGCCGTGCTGAGCTGGCCAGAGGGGCTGGGCGAGGGCGTGGACCGGCCGGGCTCGCGGTGGGAGGAGGTGCGCCGGGCCTACCTCGACCGCAGCGACCCGCAGCGGAGGGCGACGGCGAGGGCCCTGTACCTGCGGCACCGGGATGAGCTCGACCGCGGCGGGCGGGTGCTCCACCCGGTCTACCAGCCGTTGTGGTCGCTGGTCGAGCGGCTGTGGGATGGCGGACGGGTCGGCTTTTTCCGCGACTACCAGCAGCGCCCCATCAGCGGCGACGCGCAGGTCTTCGCGGTCCACCACATCCGGCGGGCCATCTTGCGCGAGGACGGCGATGGGCTGCCCGTGGGGTGGCGGACGCACGACGGGCTCGAGGTCGGCCTCGGCGACTGCGACATCGGGGTGTGGCTCGACCCGCGGAACAGCCACCAAGTGGACCGCAACGACTTCTCGGGCCTCGCCGTGGTCGCCGTCCACCGTCGCACCGGGCTGGCCGCCGTCCTTGAGCACGTCGCTGTGCGCGAGGCCCCGGCGCAGTCCGTGGCCCGGCTGTGGGGGCTGTGGGCTCGGTATCGGCGCTGGGCACCCAAGGTCGGGGCCGAGGCAAACCAGGGCGGGGCGCTGCTGCAGGACGAGTGGAGCCGGCTCCAGCGCGAGGCAGACAGGGCGCGCCGCCCCTCGGCGCCGCCGCTCGGCCTGGCGCACACGACCGGGGCGAAGGCCCCGCGGCTGGCGAGCCTCGGGCTGCCGCTGGAGACGGGGCAGCTGCAGCTCGCCGACGTGGACGCGGGCGTGCTGCCTGGCGAGGTGTCGCGCCTGCGGCTCGATGTCCAGCTCGCCGGCTTCCCGCGGGCCAGCATCCACGACGATGGCCTCGATGCGGTAGAGCGCGCCTATGCGCTGGCGAGGGACGCGGCGGAACGGGGCGTTGATATTAGCGTGCTGATGGGGGCTTTGGACGCGCTGTAGAAATGTTTTCGGTCGGGCTTGCGGGGTACAGCATAGCGCGCTATGCTTTGTGGGCGGGGCGGCACACCAGCCGACCGCCACCGGGCCCAGCCCACCGGAGCCACCATGACCGCCACCGCCCGCCTGAACGCCCTCGCTGCCCGCAACCTTGATGGTGTCCAGATCTACTACACCGAGAAGTACGTCCCGAACTTCGGCCCCGGTTGGTTCATCCGGTACGCCTCGGGCCTCACCCGCTGGATCGGCCGCAACGCCAGCGCCGCCGCCGAGTGGATCGACAACGCTTGAGCCACCCGGCCACGGGGCCGCCGCAAGGCCCCACACCGGCCCGATGGGGCCAACGGAGACGACTATGATTTTGGTGCACCAGTTCGGATGGCTGACTTGGGGTCTTGTGCGAGACAGCGAGAAATGGCGGGCGCTGACCCCCGCTGACATCACGGCGATCCTGGTCGACCAGGAGCCTGTGGTGGAGTTGAACTCGAACGGGCAGGGCGGCTTCATGTCCTTCCCGGACACAGCGCTGGGGACGAAGTGGGCTTTCATGCTGCGTGACCAACTCAACGCTATCGAGAAGGCACGATGACCCCGCCCCTACCCATACCCGCTGCCCGCAAGGAGCCGACCATGCCTGACCAGACCGCCACCATCGCCGTCGGGAGCCCCGCGTGGATCCTCGACCTAAACCGCCGAAGCTACGAGCGCCCCGACGGCACCCGCTCCGGCGGCCCACTCCGCTCCGCGATGTGGCGCGATGCCGTCATCGTCGCCGAGAACCGCCGTAGCTGGATCGTGGTGCTGGCCGATGTCGCCCCGCGATGGGAGGGTCTGCCCCCGTGGATGGTCCACCGCGTGCCCAAGAGCGCCGAGGGGATCCACATGGGCGCAACCGTCCACCGCCAAGCCGTCGATGACGACATCTTCGTGCATGACCACCGCGCCCGCATCGTGGACGCTGTGCAGCGGGCCGGCGCCGCGCAGCTTCGCGATGTCGCCGCCGCCGTTGGCTACCCGGTGCCCGAATGACCCCGCCTCGGCCCCTCGGCCCCTGGCCGATCGCCGCCCTCGCCGCCCTCATTGGCCTCGCCATCGCCGTGGTGGCGTGGGGCGCGGCTGAGAACCGATACCTCGACTGCCGCGCCGAGCGGCATGGAGCGACCCGATGATCCAGATCACCATCGAGGCTTACACGCCCGACCCCCGGTATGACAGCGACCTGAGCCCCGGCCGGTGGCGGTGGTCGGTGGTCAAAGGCTCAACAACCAGCGGCGTGGAGGCGACCGTGCTTGACGCGTGGCGACAGGCGAACGCAACGGTGGGCTACGCGACCCCGCTGCTTCCGTTCTACGGGGTCAGCAACTACAACAAGATGGAGGCCCGCGCCCAGGCGGCCGAAGCCGAGCGCGACGCCGCCCTGGCCGACGTCGTCGCGTGGCGCGGCTTCGCTGGGTCGGTCGCGGTCGCCGTCCACCCCAACGGAACCGGGGCCGTCATCGCCGACCACCTCGCCGTCGATGACCTGCCCGACCTGCTCGCGGCGGTGGAGCGCGTAGTGGGCGAGCGCGACGCCGCCCTGGCCGAGCGCGACCGCCTGCGCGCCGTCATCGCCGAGGCCGCTGCCTCGCTGCCCGAGTACCCCTTGGGCGCGTACCTGACGCCGGGCGAGGATGACGCGGAGGAGGTGCGGGTGTACCTGATCGCGGCGCTGCGGGGTGAGGCATGAGCGCCCCGACGCTTGCGGCCCGCTACCGCGCTGCCTGCGCTGCACTTGGGCTGCCGGTCTGGCGGCCCGGAATGGCCCCCGTG